CTGATTTTTATAAGCTTCTTGGTGTCGATCTTGCTCTTTCCACAACTCAAGATAGTTTTGTTACAGTAAGACCTTTTAATTTCTCAGATAGAAATAGATATGCTGTTCCTAACTTTCAAAGCTTTTATGGTGTAACCAATCTTCGATATAGACTAGCGAGTAACAAATTGTGGTTAACTCCTATTCCTAGAAGCGGTCAGACATTACGTGTGTGGTATATTCCAAGAATGACGACACTTTCTGCTGATGCTGATTTGGCTGATGGGATATCTGGATGGACTGAATACATAATTTGTGACGCTGCAATTAAATGCTTACAAAAAGAAGAATCAGATGTTTCAGTTCTTGGAGCTGAGAAAGCGGCTTTGATTAATAGGATTGAAGCTGCTGCAAGCAATAGAGATGCGGGTCAACCCGCTACAGTAAGTGATAATCAGTATAGTGATTTGTGGTGGCCGACTGGGTCTGGATCTGGGAGTGGTTGGGGTGCTTATTAATGACTATTAAAATGGCTCGTGTTCACACAGAAGACAGACTAACAAATCAATTGCAGAATAATATTTTCTCAGGACTTACCCTTTTGTTAAAAAACCCAATGAGCAAAGGTTCTTTTTTAAAGAATATTGTTTTAACGACAGGGTCTAATGTTGTTCCGCATGGTCTTGGAAGAGCATTGCAAGGTTGGATGTCCACAAGGGTGCGCGCATCTGCTACATTTTACGATACACAGGACACAAATCCAAACCCTGATAAGACTTTAGTTTTAGTTTCTAGTGCTAATGTAACTGTTGACTTGTTTGTTTTTTAAGGGGGAATAGATGCCTACGACTACAACACCAAATATGAGCCTAATACTGCCCACGCCTACACTAGAAGCAGGTCCATTATATGCAACGGAACTAAATACTGCTTTCACGTCTGTAGATTCTCACGATCATACGACTGGAAAAGGGATAAAAGTCCCTTCAGCTGGAATAAATATAAATGCAGATCTTTCTTTTAATAATAAAAACGCAACAAGTTTAATGTCTTCTCGTTATCAAGATCAAGTTACACCATTAGTCGGGATAAGTGATCTTGGTTGTTTATATATAGCTGGTGGAAATCTTTATTATAACAATGGGATAGGTCAAGCCATTCAAATTACGGCGGGTGCCGCCCTTAATGCTTCGAGTATTGGTGGTATTGGTGGGGACTACATAACATCAGGGGCGAGTGAATATTACACAAATGCGGTTGAGACATTCTTTTTCACGCAAGCTGCAAATACTGTCGCATTTCTTGCGTCCGGCGACATATCAATTTATCAGTCTTTATTAACTGGATACGCAGTTACATTAAAACCTTCTGTGTCGATGGCAGCAAGTTTTGACCTTTATCTTCCGCCGGCGGCACCAGCAACTACAAGAGTAGTTTCTATGGACTCTACTGGACATTTACTCACAGGGGTTTCGGGAGCAATTGTTACGGCTGACATTGGAGATTCTCAAGTTACCGATGCAAAACGAGCCGCACTTAATTACCAGATAAGTTCTAGTTGCGGTACGTTTTCCGATTCTTCTGCTGGTTGGGTTGATGTTACTAATCTCACTGTAACTATAACAACAGTTGGTAGGCCTGTTATGTTGTTGTGCCAATCAGATGGGACATCAAATTCTGGAACATCAACAAGTGCAGGTTTTGGTTCAGCAGTAACTGGATCAAGTTCAGAATCTTTTATTAGAATAGTAGATAATACTGCCGCGACAGTATATTCAGAACAGAGAATCCAATGCGACGCAAGTGCCGCGTCACCAGCTATTTGGGTTCCCCCTTCATCTGTTTCTGTAGTGGATTTTTCTGCTGTTGGGGTTTCTGGTTCTAAAACATACAAAGTTCAAGTAGCAAGTAATAACGTAAGCACCACCGTCTATGCATATTACATGAAGTTAGTAGCATACGAAGTTTAAAGGATATATGGCGCTTCAGAAGCAAAATATAAATATAAGTCTTGCACAAGGGTTAGACACCAAAACAGACCCAAAACAAGTCATTGCTGGCAAACTAATCACATTAGAGAATGCAATATTTACTAGTCCATATGAGATAAAGAAAAGAAATGGATTTGACGGAAGATCTAATGAGATTCAAGGGTCAACAAGTTTAGTTTCAAATGGTGCCGGAATAGCTGGGTTTAAAAACGAGACTATAATTAATGACGGATCTAGCTATTATTCATTTGTTGATGCGACACAAAGATGGGTAAATAAAGGGGCTTCAATTAAAACATCTTTAACAACGAACACAGTTGTTAGAAACACCTACCAACAGACGAACCAAGACAGTGCCTACAACCCAATTGGTATGGAGATCTTTGCATGGGAAGATTCTTCTGGTGGAGTGAAATGCACAATTGTCGATCAAGAAACTGGTCAACAAATAAAATCTAATTACCTTCTTTCTGCTACTGGATCTAGACCGAGATGCGCGTCTATAGGCAATTATTTAATCGTATTCTTTTATGACACGTCTAATTCAAGAATAAGATATATTGCATTTCCAGTTTATAATGTATCTAGCCCTTTGGCTGTTGTTAATATAGTTAATGACCCACATACAACCAATATTGTTTATGACGTTACTAGGGTAGGTTCTAGAATTTTTATTGTTTATAATAACAATGCAGCAGGAGTTACATTAAAGTATATGGATGCTTTTCTTAGTCCTTCAGCTGGAAGGACTGTAGCGGGAGCTGCTTCTGTTTCTATTTCTTCATTTGGAGATGCAAGTAATAATGTGTGGGTTGTTTATTATAATGGGACAGCTGTTAAGTCGTTTATATGGGATTATGAACTAGTAGCAACCCCAGTTTTAGCATTAACTACTATTGAAACTTTAGCGAATGTGGTGAGGGTTACTGGAGTTTATGACTCAAGTAATACAATAGGTGAGTTGTTTTATGAGGTCTCTCAAACTGCTAATTATGATCATTATATAAAACAAGTGACATTGACAGTTACTGGAACAGTTGGAACACCAAGCGTTGTTATACGCTCACTTGGTTTAGCTTCTGAAGCATTCTATTATAACGGAGAATGTTTTGTTCTTGCTACTTATGACAGCACTATACAGCCTACGTATTTTTTAATTACAAAGACCGGGAAGATAGTGTCTAAGGTTTCTCACCAAAATGGTGGGGGATTGCCAACTCGAGGCATGGTGTCTTCTATTATCAACCCATCAACTGGGATATATAAGGTTTCTTTTTTGCAAAAAGACTTTGTAACAGCACAAAGCGGTACCGTGTTCTTTTTGTTGGGAGTTATGAATGCTACTTTTGACTTCACAAACTCTGTAATTGTTAATAGTGAACTTGGAAACAACCTTCACATGTCTGGAGGATATTTATCCATTTATGACGGTGTAAACGTTGTAGAGCATAATTTTCATTTGTTCCCCGAACATTTAACGTTAACAGCTTCAAACGGAGCTGGGTCAATTGCTAATGACACATATCAATATGTTGCAGTTTATGAATGGACTGATAATTATGGTCAAATTCATAGAAGTGCTCCGAGTGTTCCAACTCAAATCACAGTCACTGGAACGGACGACACGGTTACTGTTGACGTTTCATCGTTAAGAGTTACAGATAAGGCGTCTTCTGTGAGCCCCATTTCTGTTGTTATATATAGAACAGAAGGGTCTGGTACTATTTTCTATAGAGTCTCTTCAATAACAAGTCCTGTTTATAATTCTGTTACTGCTGACACAGTTCAATTTGTTGATACATATGCGGACGCTGCAATTATAGGGAATGAGCAATTATACACTACAGGTGGTGAGGTTGAAAATATATCAGCCCCCGCAAGTGATATATTCTTTAATTATAAGAACAGGATAATTTTAGTTCCTAATGAAAATCCGTTACAATGGTGGTTTTCAAAACAAGTAATTCCAGGAATACCAGTAGAATTCTCAGACCTTTTTGTAAAAAACATAGATCAACGTGGCGGATCTATGACTGGTGGAGCTCAGCTAGATGATAAATTAATATTATTTAAGTCTAGTGAAACGTTCTTTACTGTTGGGGATGGTCCTGCTCCAAGCGGGGCAAATGATGATTTTCAAGAAGCCCAATTAATAACTAGCGATGTTGGATGTGTAAATCATAAATCAATCGTAAGTATGCCATTAGGATTAATGTTCAAATCATTAAAGGGGATCTACTTATTAGACAGGTCTCTAGGTGTAAGATACATAGGAGCAGATGTAGAAGATTATAATAGTTATAATGTTAACAGTGCTCTACTAGTCGAAGACAAAAGCCAAGTTAGATTTGCGTTAGATTCCGGAGATATTCTTGTTTATGATTATTACATGAATCAATGGTCTGTTTTTACTAATCTAAGGGCTGTTGATTCTGCAATATGTAACGGAACTTATTCATTAGTAAGATCAACAGGTCAAGTTCTTGTGGAAAATTCAAACGTTTATACTGACGATAATCTATTTGTAAAACTAAGATTAAGAACGAGCTGGTTATCTTTTGCTAATTTACAAGGGTTTATGCGCGTTTATAGGCTTCTTATTCTTGGTGAATATATTTCTCCACATAAACTGAACGTAACAATAGCAAAAGATTTTAATTCTAACCCATATCAACAAAATATTATTGATGCGACAACTCTATTAAGCACAAACAATTATGGGAGTGATCTTTATTACGGCGCAACCCCTTATTATGGTGGAGCGTTTCCGAGATACCAATTCCGTTTACGTCTACAGCAGCAAAAATGCGAGTCTGTTCAGATAACAGTTGAGGATGTTCAAACATCTAATTTCGGTGAAGGTTTAAGTTTATCCGCTTTTGCATTTGAAGTTGGGGCTAAATATGGTCTTAATAAATTACCAGCAACAAATAGTTTCGGATGAAACTAGAGAGAGTATGGAGCGATGAATACCAAATGGAGTGTAAAAGATTTCAAGCAGGACATTATAGTATGATTTCTTCTTGGTATTCAGACAGGGGACTACCAGTGCCTCCATCTAAGTATCTTCCTACAACAGGATTTATTGTTGAAGATGTTGCTTGTGGGTTTTTATTTAAAACGGATTCTGCTTTTGCCATTTTAGATGCATTTGTTTCAAATCCCAAAGAAAAGAAGACTAAGAGAAATAACGCGTTAGACATGATTACAACACTTTTGTTGTTAGAAGCTAAAAACGCTGGTTATGATTTAGTCAAAGCAGACACAAAGCATGATGTTATAAAATTTAGATGCATTAAGCATGGGTTTATTAGTACTGGAAAATATTATTCTTATGCGAAGGAGATATAAATGGGAAGCGTGCTATCAGCAGTTGCAGCACCTGTGGCGGGTTTATTAGGGGCTCAAGGGGCTTTTGGATCTCAGAATAGATTTGATCCTGCTATGGCTCAGGGAATTCAAAGACAAGAATTTTTAGATGCCATAAAGAAGTCTCAAGCAGGGTTTGGGAACATCCAAACACAACAACAAGCATTAGCAGATGCGCTTCTTGCTCAATCTAGAGGAGAGGGTCCTAATATCGCTGAAATGCAGTTAAAACAGGCCACAGATAGAAATATACAGCAAAACGCTGGTCTAATTGCTTCGCAAAAGGGGATCAATCCTGCCCTAGCTGCGAGACTTGCCGCTCAAAATGCTGCAATGGCTGGTCAGACCATGGCGGGACAGTCCGGTGTTATGAGAGCACAACAACAATTAGCATCACAAGGTCAGCTTGGTGGATTGTATGGTCAAATGGGAGGCCAAGAATTAGGAATGCAACAGACATTACAAAATGCCCTGGCTGGTCAGAATGCTGGTATTTATGGAGAAACTTCGCGAATAAATGAGCTGAATGCTGCTAGAGCAAGGCAAAATGCAGAGTTTGGTCAAAAGCTGTTGGGTGGTGTTGCGAGTGGTGTTGCAAGTGGCATAATGCCTGGCACATTGTCTGGTGGTGTTGGGGGCGGTGGTGGTGGAAGTTATTTAGGGGGGAATGAAATGGTCTCGCAGCTTGGCTCTTCTCCTTTTATGAGTCAAGGTGGAGAAGTCGATGGGGAAGCACACGTCTCTGGAGACTCAATAGAAAATGATACTGTTCCAGCAATGCTTTCACCTGGAGAAATTGTCATCCCCAGATCTGCTTCAAAAGACGCTGATAAGGCTAAAGAGTTTATAGATCACATTAAAAAGCAAAAGAAAGAGCCAAAGAGTTTTGGTAGTGTTCTTGAGGCTCATAGAAAGCTAATGGACCGAGTAACAGAATTAGAGAAAAGATTCGGGGGAAGATAATGGCATACAATTTATTAGACGAAGATGAAAACGCATTCACTTTACAGCATCCAGATGGATCATCTTTTCAGGTAGCAAAAAGCCCATTGTCTCCAGACACACTAGATATGGTTAAAAACCTACCACCTGTTGAGCCAATAGTACCACCACAACAACTAACACAAGTGCCACAAACACAAGACATACAAGAAATAGCTAGAAAAAAAGCAGAGGAATATAAACAACAAAAGTTAAAAGAGCGTGAGATGTATGCGTCTAAACAGGGGCCTAACATTGGATTAGTACAACCAGGCGGTGGATATTCTTTAGAAGACATAGACAAACAAGCATTAGATTATGGTGTAAATATTAAAAACAAATTAGAAACACAACAAAAAGCAAAAGACTTCTATGCTAATCAAGCTGAGCAACAAACTTTGAATGCGGCAATGGAAGAAAATGCTAAACGAAAATTATTAGGCATACCAGAAAAGCCTCTGCCTGGAGCTGATAAACTTGCTTCTAATATGCAAGCCATTCCAGTAGAAGGTGAGCAAGTTGGTAGCGTGCAAGAACAAAAGTCACAGACTGCATATGATCCATTAAAACAATATAAAGATATTATGGGTCAACAAACATCTGCTGTTCGTGGGCTTGCTGACATTCAAGGAAAGATTGCTACTGAACAAGAAGTTGCACTAGAAGATTACAATCAAGAATTAAAAAAGAGACAGCAAGAATATGAAACACAAAAATCAATTCTAGAAGAAGACCATCAAGATCTTGTTAACAAGGTTTCAGCGGCACAAATAGATCCTAACAGAATGTGGACTAAAATGTCAGAAGGGAATAAGGCGCTTGCTGGTATTGGTATGGCTCTCGGTGCTTTTGGGTCGGCACTAACTGGTCAGCAAAATACAGCAGCTAATATTATTCAAAAAGCCATAGATAACGATATCGAAGCCCAAAGATTAAATCTTGGTAAACAACAAAACCTGTTAACGGCCAATATGCAAAGATACAGAGACATTGGAACAGCAGAAGCTGCAACGCGCGTGCAAATGGGAGCAATGTTGCAAGGTCAAATTCAACAAATAGCTTCGAAGTACGGAGGAGATCAAGCAAAACTAAATGCCCAAATGTTGACTTCACAAATTCAATCTCAAATGGTGCCGCTCCAACAACAAGTACTAAATAGCATGGTTCAGTCGAAGATGTATGGGGCTTCTGGTGGCGAAGGTGGTCTTCCAATAGGACAAGAACCATTAACGATGTTATCTGATCCAAAATATAGAGAGTCTCGAGTTGTTGTTAATGGAAAAGCCTTTCAAGCGAATAGTCCTGGAGAAGGTGAGCAATTGAGATCGTGGGAGAGTGTGGCGCCAAGCATAATAAATGACATTGAGGCCCTAGACAAAATTGGGGCTGGAGCATTAGTTCCTGGATCTGCTGAAGCACAAAAAGCACAGTTTTTAGTAGCGCAATTGTCTGAAAAACTTCCCATGTTAAAGAGTCTAAAAATAGGAAGTAAACGTTTGGGTCAAGAAGCTGATGAAATAACAAATGTATTGAAAGACCCTAGCCGATGGAAGTCCATATTAAAGAGTGGAATTAAAAATCAACTTCTATTTAAAGATTTGAAAGAAGAAACAGAATATCTTCGGAAAAATCACTTAATCGGTTATCAGGGACCAAGTAGATTTAAATCTTTCACTCCTGATAAAAAGGAATAGTGGATGGCTGACATAAATCCAAGAGCTCCAAGTAGAGTCCCAGTGATAGCCCCAGACGGCACATGGGGAACTATGGATGTGTCAGAAGCACAAGAAGCTATTCAGACAGGTGGATTTAAATTACCAACAGCCGAAGAAGTAAAAGACCATGCAAGTAAACTTCAATATGGAACTGGAACTTCAAACGAGGTCAAAGCTGCTTTAGCTGGAGCTGCTCGTGCCGCAACCTTTGGATTATCTGATCAATTGTTAGGAAGAACTGGAACAGTAGACCCAAATGTTTTAGCAGAATTAGCAAAACAGAATCCGAAAGCAACAATGGCAGGAGAAATAGGTGGAGTCGCAGCAAGCTTATTAATACCAGGAATTGGGGCTGGTACAGCTGGGGAAGCAGTCGCAGCAAAGGGCGCTGCTAAAGGTATTTCTGCGTTAACACCAGTTGGGGCAGTTGCCAAGATTGGGACTGGTGTCACAGAAGCCGCACTTCCTGCAGCACAAAAATTTGCGGGGCTTTTAGTTAATCCAGAGACTTCCCCAATTGTTCATAGAATTCTTTCTCGGGCTGGGGCTCAAACAATGGGATCAGCTGTCGAGGGTGCTGTTTATGGATTGGGCCAAGGAATATCAGAGGATGCGCTTGGAGACCCCAATCTAACAGCAGAAAAATTGTTAGGGAATATTGGTTACGGTGCTCTTTTCGCTGGCGGGCTTGGCGGGCTTATAGGTGGAATCGGTGGAGCTCTGGAGGGTATTGTTACTCCTGAAGCTATTCGCGCATCCACAAAGAGATCTCTAGCAGACGCGGGCGTGCCAACTTCTGCTCCATTAACAGAAACAGAAATAAAAGCTGTTTATGCGGCGCCAGGTCATGAAGGCCCATTATTGAGAGAAGCTATTGATATAGAAAACATGGCTCCAAAAGAAAAAGCAAGCTTCTTAAGTTCAATACAGAGACAAAAAAAGGATGCCCCGAGAATTATTGAAGCCGCAAATGAGCTAGGGGCTCCACTAACAGAAGGTATTTTGAGCGATAGTACGCATATAAGAAGGTTGGATGATGCATTAAGAACATCTCCATACGGAGCTGGTATTGCAAGGGAAGAATTATACAAAAAGGGATGGAGAACCGCAGCAGACGCATCTGACAAGGCTTTGGGTGAAGTCACTGGATTGTCTAAGTCTGAACTGGGAGATACATTACAAAAGCAATTTACTAATATATTTGAGGCTAAGCGCGGGCCAGTAGAACAGTTGTATAAAGAAATTGATAAGATAACGCCTTACATAAAGATATCAAAAACAGAAGGATCTACTTTGGCTGAAAATATTCGCCAAATTATTGCAGATAAAAATCTTATTAAAGGAACTCCAGAATACGCCTTAGTAGAATCTTTCGCTAGTGGAACAGAAAACATAACCAATGGTGCAGCTCTTAGAAACTTTAGACAGAACGTTCAAGACCAGGTTTCTTATGTAAGTACTCCTGCCGTTAGACATGCAGTTGGGGCCATAAGAAATCAAATAAATGCATTTGAAGAAAATCTTGCAACAAACTTTGTAAGAAGTCTTCCTGAGGGTCCAACTAAGGCATCTTTAATGTCATTAGTAGAAGATATGGACAAAGCGAAAACTGGATATAAACAATTAATTAGAGAGATAAAAAAAGTAGGCAAGGTTCTTTTTGGCGACAGAAAAATCGATGGGCCACAAGATTTTCTAGATAAAATTGAAAACATGGGAGCAGAGAATTTTGCCAACAAGATCTTATCTAAGAATAATGCAAAAGCATTTCAGTTTTTAGCGAAAGAGTTTCCGGAACAAGTTGACTTATTAGCTAGATTTGAGAAAGAAAAAATACGCCTTGCGGCAACAAGTGAGAAAGGTTTAAACCCTAAAGTTATAGCGAAGAAGGTTCAATCTCTTCCTAAAGAAGTTAGAGACATAATGTTTAAGCCTGAAGAATTAAGGGTTATTGATAATGCAAAAACATATATTAGTAACTTTCCAGAAAATTTTAATCCTTCTGGGACTTCTTCTATGCATGAATATCGCGGTTTATTAAGGCCATTAGAATATGCAACTGGTTGGGCAAAAGCTCAGGGTATTTCTACTCTTTTAAAAATGTCTCAATCAAAAGATGTTCAAAAGCTAATGGCTGTCGAGGGTGCATCTGGGAAAATAACTAGCTCAATCTCTAAAATGGCTGATTCTGTTTTTAAGCATGGTAAAGAATCCTTAGAGGGGTACGGTGGTCCAGTTACTGGTTTTGCTGGTGCGAAAATGGCAAAGCAGAAAGAAGAAAGTAGAGAGAAAACAATACAAAAAATTAAACTTCTTAATAGTAATCCTGAAGAAATGGTTAGTCAGTTAGAAAAAAACACAACTCCTCTTTTCGAAGTTGCTCCTCAAGTTACAGCAGCACTTCATCAAAAGGCTATTGTGGCAACAAACTTTCTAGCATCCAAAGCACCACAAC